GGTTTCCATTCGGTTGGAAATGGAAGAAAGAGCTTGAAAAATCGAGCTATTCGGTATGGGCTATTGATGAGTTGAAAAGATACATCGTCGGTAGACTTTATCCAAAGAAATCTGGATCGGTTGGAGATTTCATCATATTTGTTGGTGACTTCCGGCGAATGATGAATCAGTTTTCAAAAATCAATCCGGATAACAATTTTATGTTTTCAGTAGCAGTGGGCATATCCACAGATGTCCTGGATTTATTACATGCTATGAAATAAGAACGAAAGGAGAACATGATGAAGAAACCAAATCTTCAAAGACTCACTCAGAAGTCGAAAATTTATCTGAGAAAAGCATCGCCGACTATACTGTCCGGTCTTGGCGCGGCTGGGGTTATTGTAACGTCAGTATTAGCTGTACGTGCGACACCAAAAGCTCTTCGAAAAATCAGAGCTGATAGTAAGACAAATCACAATGGTGATCAGGAGGCTTATAGCAAACTTGAAGCTGTTAAATCAGCATGGGTCTGCTATATTCCGGCAGCAATTAGCGGTACAGCAACAATATTCTGTATCTTCGGTGCCAATGTGTTAAGTAAACACCAACAGGCGGCACTTATCAGTGCGTATGCGTTGCTGAACGATTCCTATAACAACTATAAGGATAAGCTGAAGGAATTGTACGGTGAAGAGACTCACCAGAAGATAATTGATGCTATCGCATCGGAAAAGGCTAAAGATGTGTATATTACAGCCGACGGCATTTGCGAATCAACCTCGCTGTCTTTTGATGAGCGTAATCCAGATGATGTGCGTCTATTTTATGACACCTTTTCAAGGAGATATTTCGAGAGTACGATTGCACAGGTGTTAGAAGCTGAGTATCACTTGAATCGAAATTGGAGTCTTGGCGGTGATGTCTGTGTGAATGACTTCTATAATTTCCTTGGAATTGAACCCATAGATGGTGGCGATTATTTAAGCTGGTTTTATGAAGATGGAATCAGCTGGATAGATTTCAACCATCGAAAAACTGTGCTGGAAGATGGTCTTGAGGTTTATGTGGTGGATATTGTATATACTCCAAGAGTTGACGATGAACCATTCGCATAAATTACAAGCTGTATTATGAAAGGAGAGTGTCATTATGAACAATAAAAGTAAATGGATTAAGGCTATTGGAGTAGCGGCAACCGTGATTGGTGTAGGTGTAAACCTCATTACTGATTGGGTGAATGAACAGAAAATGGACGAAAAAATTGAAGAAAAGGTCAGTGAAGCACTTGCCCGGAGAGACAAAGATGAAGCGGAGGAGTCCTAACAAGGCTCTTTCGCTTTTTCTTTTGGAGGAGACAAATGGAATCACCGACTGAAAGAGCCATTTATACTGTCCGTTATGCTATTGCAACAATGCCTGTGGTTCAGCGTGGATATAACTTTGAGCAGGCGAGTTATATGAGATGGGCTGGAAGAGAAGTGTTAATACGACTCTGCAAACACCCAGAGATACCACCGCTGATCGTGATTGAATCATTTCGAGATGAATGTGATTCGTATTCATGTGTGAATCCACGAACAAGTTATGTTTTTTCTTGTGCGAAAGATATGCTTGAGTGGATTATTGACCTGCTAATTTCGTAGTTACCAAATAAAAATTTTATATTCTGAAAGGAGAACGTACTATGTGTACAAGAGAAATGACATTAGGAGAAGAAATTATCAACTTAACCAAAAGAGGCATCGATGTTCCGACGGTAGAGAGGATGTATAGAAAGTACATCGATCTTGATGAAAAAGGAAAATCAGAGGGTGCTTATGCAATCGATTTGGGACCGTTATTTCCGACATTTGATATTGGCGATACAGTTCGCTATTGCAGAGCTGATGTTGAGGCGACCCTGAATTTATTTAGAGATACGGTACATAATCCGTATTCTATCCTTCCGGCAGACATTAAAGTTGGTGATAAAATGATGGTTCCTTTAGGAAAGCTCGGAAACTTTACAGCAACAGTTCAGAAAGTTACGAACGATAAGGTGTTATTCATTTTCGACGATTATGTTGCCAAACGCCCGATGAATGAAGATGGTGGCAATGATGGCGGATATTCGCAGTCCGATCTGAAAAAGTGGATCGATACCGAGCTGTACAATATGTTCCCTGCGGTTCTTAAGCAGAGAATGACCGGTTTATCAATCCCGACTCTCGGAGAAATTTGCGGTTGGGATGATGAATGGGATCGAAACCACATCGAAGCGGACGGAGATGAGCAGCTTCCTCTTATGAAACAGAGACGAAATCGAGTTGCTTATTACAAGAACGATTGTGAGTTCGGCTGGCTCCGCAATGCTACAAAGAGGAATTTTTCTTCGGCTGGCTTTGCCGTTGTGGGCGGCTATGGCGGGCCGAACTACGGCAACGCTTCGTACTCTTATGGGGTTCGTCCGGAATTCTGGTTGGTTAGATAAATCGCGGGGCCTTGTGCCCCGTTTATATTTTATGGAGGATAGACTAAAATGCAGAAACCTAATTTGACTAAGATCTGTAGAAGTGTAAAAACAGCTACAGTAAAACATAGTCCTGAAATCCTCACTGGAATTGGAATTGCCGGAATGGTTACGACTACCGTAATGGCAGTACGAGCTACTCCCAAAGCAATCCAATTATTGGATGAGGAAAAGCGACGTCAGCAGGCAGATAAACTGGAGCCGATGGATGTCGTTAAAACTGCTTGGAAATGTTATATTCCTGCGGCAGTTACTGGAACAGTATCCGTAGCTTGTCTTATCGGGGCAAGTTCTGTTAATGCCAGAAGAAATGCAGCACTGACCGCAGCGTATACCATTTCCGAATCAACCTTGAGAGATTATCAGAAAAAGGTAGTAGAAACCATCGGCGAAAAAAAGGAACAGACTGTAAGAGATGCTGTTGCTAAGGAACGTCTTGAGAAAAATCCTGTTGAAAATAAGGAGGTCATCGTCACAGCAAAAGGCGATACTTTATGTTTTGATGCTGTGTCCGGAAGATATTTTAAGTCGGACATCGACAAATTGAAAAAGGCCGAGAACGATCTGAATCGTAGAATGCGGGATGAAATATATATCTCACTTAACGATTTCTACTATGAGATCGGGCTTGAAAATATTAAGATCGGCGATGATATCGGTTGGAACATTGATAATGGATATATTGATCTGAGATTTAGTTCCCAGCTTGCTACGGATGGAACACCTTGTCTGGTTATTGACTATGGATATGGTCCGAGATATGACTTCCGTGGCTTAATGTAAGGTTCGCAGAATTTACAAACACTATTATGGAAGAACCACATATTTCAAATCTGAAAGGAGAACATATTATGGAGAACAACGAAATCATGAACAACAACGAAGAGGTTATCGAAACAACTACTGAGGAGATCGTGAAAGCGGCTTCTAACGGCGGTATGAAGAAAGCGACAACTATCGGATTGGCTATGATTGCGGGTGCATTAACCTACAAATTCGTAGTCGTTCCGGCAGCAGCAAAATTCAAGAACTGGCGTGAGAATCGTAAAACGGTTGTAACTCAGCCGAAGGACGATATCGTCGACGGAGAGTTTATGGATCTCGATGAAGAGACCGAAGAAGATTCTGAATAAGAATTGAATCGATGATTCAGACAGAGGGAGAGTACCTATAACAGGGTGCTTTCCCTTTTGCTTTTTAAGGGAGGTGTCCTATGAATCAGTATATGTATGACGGACCGGTTATGGAGTTTGATACCTGTGTTGCGAATAGATGGCAGGGTTCTACATACGCGGCATCCGAAAAGAAAGCCAGGAGTAATCTGGCTTATCAGTTTAAAAAGAAAACAAACCGTATTCCAAGTACGAGGATAACCCTCCCTGGAAAAGTGGTAACGGTTAATTGAAAGGAGATTTAGAGATGGAGGAATACAAATCCAATTCCCATAAATCACGACAGAACCAGAATGATGATATTCCGGAGAAAAGAGTCGAAAAGGTTGTCAGCGGTTCTGTCAAATCGAAGAAAAAGAATGGTCTTCAGAAGATTACGAACGTGTTTGTTCCGGAAGATGTAGATGACGTAAAAAGCTATATTTTCGAAGACATTGTGGTTCCGGCGGTAAAGGATATTATCTTGGATGCTGTTAGAGCATTTCTTGGTGTTAGCGGAAGTTCGAGAGGAGGAAGGTCATCAACGTCATCCAAGGTTTCATATCGTAAGTATTATGATGATCGGGATCGAAGAGATTCTGGACATACAACCAGAACACGAACCGGATATGATTATGACGATATTATTCTGGAATCTCGTGGTGAAGCTGAAGATGTTCTTGAGAGAATGGACGAGCTTATCGCTACATACCAGTTAGTCAGCGTTGCTGATTTCTATGATTTGGTTGGCGTATCTGGCAACTATACAGACAATAAGTATGGTTGGACCGATATTCGGAACGCATCTGTGATTCGTGTAAGAGACGGATACATGATCAAACTTCCGAAGGCATTACCGTTGAACTAGGAGGGATATTTATGTACGAATCAGACGATAAAATGGTGTCTCATCCGAGCCATTATCAGTCAGAAACAGGTTTGGAAGTGATTGATGTTATTGAGGCATTCACTTTCGATTTAAAGGGTATCGAAGCAACTGATACAGGTAATATCATCAAGTATGCGTGCCGCTGGAAAAATAAAAATGGAATTCAGGATTTGAAAAAAATCATGTGGTACACGCAGCACTTGATTGAGCATTTAGAGAAAAAAGAAAAAATGGAAGAGGAGAATAACTGATATGAAGAAAGAAGAAATCATGAAGAGCGTTTCCACGACTTTCGGCAAAGTAAGTGTGAAACTTAAGAAGCACAGTCCGGAGATTCTGGTAGTGGCTGGTGTTGTTGGCACTGTTGCAAGTGCTGTTATGGCTTGCCATGCAACTACTAAGCTGGATAGTGTATTGGAGAAGTCCAAGAAAGATATTGACACTATTCATAAATGCGCTGAAAACGAGGAACTGGCAGACGAGTATTCTAAGGACGACGCAAAAAAGGATCTGGCTATTGTCTATGTGCAGGCGGGAGTAAAAGTTGCTAAGCTTTATGCTCCATCTGTGGCACTTGGAACCTTATCTATCGCAAGCATCGTTGCATCTCACAATATTCTCAAGAAGAGAAATGTAGCGTTGGCAGCGGCCTATGCTACTGTGGATAAGACTTTCAAAGAATACAGAAATCGAGTTGTTGAACGCTTTGGTGCCGAAGTTGATAAAGAGCTTCGCTACAACATCAAGGCAAAGAAATTTGAGGAAACTGTAACTGATTCGGACAGCGGTAAAGAGAAAAAGGTAAAGTCTACCGTAGATGTGGCGGCACCTTCTACGAACGATTATGCCCGTTTCTTTGACGAGTCCTGTGAGGCGTATGAATCCAATATGGATTATAACCTTATGTATCTGCGCTCTCAGCAGAATCTGGCAAACGACAAGCTTAAAGCCAATGGATATTTATTCCTTAGTGATGTATATGATCAGCTTGGTATTAAGCGTACTAAAATGAGCCAGACTGTTGGTTGGATTTATAAACCGGAAGGAAATGAAAATGGCGACAACTTCGTTGATTTCGGCATTTTGGAGACCAACCGTGAGACTGAGGATGGTGGTTACGAGAAAGCCATTCTGATGGAGTTCAATGTAGACGGACCGATTCTCGATCTGATCTAATTTTATGAGGAGGATACATATGCGAAATTATATTCGTATGGTGATCCTTCCTGCTCTTTGCGTATTTGCGATTATTTGCACAGGTTTTGTCTGCTCAGCAGAACAGGTAAACCGGTATGAATATATCGAAATACAGCCGACTTTAAAAGCTGAACCTATTGATCCTATTGTAATTATTTCTGAGCAACCCTTAGAGGAAACGGTGTCGGCAGTTGAAATCGAAGAGTATGTGGAGGACACACTATTGCCACGGGAAGATATTGAGCTGATTGCTCTTGTAACTATGGCAGAAGCTGAGGGCGAATGCGAGGAAGGAAAGCGATTAGTGATCGACACCATATTAAATCGTGTTGATTCCGTATATTTCCCGGATACAGTGTACGGTGTTGTATATCAAGCAAATCAGTTTTCATCCATGTGGAATGGGAGAGTTGATAAGTGCTTTGTAGACGATGATATTTGTCAGTTAGTTGAAGAAGAACTGCAATCCAGAACCAATGTAGATACGATATTCTTCACGGCTGGTGAATATGGAAAATACGGAACACCGATGTTTCAAGTAGGTAATCATTATTTTTCAAGCTATGAATAGAAAGGAGTCCTGAATTATGACAGGTTTTATGGGATTAACATTTTCAGCATTTGCTGGCATTTGCTTTGTTAGTGGTCTGGCCGTTCTTATGGGCGGAAAGGAGCATCACTGATGGATGGCATTGGAAACTTTATATCCATGATGGATTACATATTGGATACCAAAAGAAAAAGACATATCACAGGGGGCATTCTGTTGAGTGCCTCTTTACTTTTCGGTGGGCTTGCGCTTACCGTTATGACAATTCAGAATGAGGAGGACGAAGATGAGTAACAAATCTCTGTTTTCTTTAGCATTTATCATTGGTGCTGCGACTGGATCGGCAGTGGCATGGTACCTGCTTAAGGATAAATACGAAGCGCTCGCTCAGGAGGAAATTGATTCTGTAAAAGAGGTTTTCTTAAGACGTGAGCAGGAATTAAAGGATCAATCCGTAAAGAAAACCGTTGCTGAAGGTATTAAAGATGCGGACAAAGAAAAACCGGATCTTAAAGAGTACGCAAGGCGATTGGAAAAAGAAGGATACACCAGATATTCTGATTTCGGATCAGACGAGGAAGAAAAGCCTGTTTCTGAAGCCGGTCCGTATGTGATTCCGCCGGAGCAGTTTGGTGACGATGAAGAGTATGAGCAGATCAGCCTTACCTACTATGCAGACGGTGTGCTGGCTGATGAAAATGACGAAGTAATCGAGGATGTGGAAGATGCTGTTGGAATTGATTCTTTGAATCATTTTGGAGAGTATGAGGACGACTCTGTCTTTGTCCGTAATGACGCAAGAAAATGCGACTACGAGATTCTCATTGATCAGAGAACCTATTCCGAGGTAGCTGAAGATATGCCGCATCAGATGGAGGTATGATGACACGGGATGAGCTGAACAATGCATATTTTGACTGGATGTACCAGCTTGTATGTGATGATGAGTATTCACGAGGATTGTCGTATCGTAAGCTTTTATATTTGCTTCATGATACAGATTTTACGTTTACGATTGCCCTTGATAGTAATCGTTATGACGATGGAATCGATCTTCGGTACAGATTCGGAAATGAGCAGGGATATCGGGATAGTATGATTGCAAGTTATTTGGATAATCGTCCGTGCAGTGTTTTAGAAATGATTATTGCCCTTGCTATACGCTTAGAAGAGCACATCATGGATGATCCGGACATCGGTAATCGGACGGGCCAGTGGTTTTGGGATATGATTGTGAGCCTTGGGTTGGGTTCTATGGATGATTCCAAATTTGACAAGGCTCATGCCATCGATGTTATTCGGCGATTCCTGAATCGTGACTACGGACGGGATGGCAAGGGTGGTTTATTCACAATCGAGCATTGCAGATACGATATGAGAGATATTGAGATTTGGTATCAGGCCAACTGGTATCTCGACAATATCAGATAGGAGGGCGTTATGAGCCATAGTGAGGTATACAAGTGGTTCGAGTTATATTTTCCTCAGTACGCTGGGGATAAGGTAGAAACCTGGTTCCAGAATGGAAAGAACAGTATTCGTATCCGTCAGAAGAACCATCAGGAATTTATATTTACATTCAACAATGAAGGAAATTGGCGGTTTGAGACTGTTGAAAGCTTCATGAATGGATTAAGAGGAGGTAAGAAGTAATGGGCGAAATGCTTACTTATATTTTTAGCAGCTTACGGTCATCTGAGAAAAGATTGGACGTTGTCACAAGAGCAGTCAGTAAACAGCGGAGCTTTAATAAGCAGCTTACAATCTTTGCTGTTATGACAACTGCAAACTTGGTTGTTATGAAGATCGAACAGAAGGACCAGGCACTGCGTATCAGAAAACTGGAAAAGGAAATCGAGGAACTTAAGCGTCCGGAAGGAGAGTAAAAAATGCGATGATCGACTTTATGGTGATTTCAACACGTTCGACGAAACGTGGAGTAATAGAAATCTATCCAAAGTTCATTATTAAAAAAAGCACCGATCTAATGATTCGAGGTGGTGATTTCTATGCTATCTGGATTGAGGAACGTGGTTTATGGTCTACGGACGAGCAAGATGCCTTGCAGCTCATTGACCGCGAACTGGATAGATATGCTGAGGAGAACCGCCAGCGTTTTAACTCCGATATTAAAGTCCTGCATATGTGGGATGCCGAGTCGGGTATGATCGACTCATGGCATAAGTATTGTCAGAAGCAGATGAGGGACAGCTTTCATACGTTGGACGACAAACTTATATTTTCCAATACAGAAACTAATAAAAAAGACTACGCCAGCAAAAAGTTGAATTATCCGCTTGAAGCTGGCGATTTGTCTGCCTATGAAAAATTGATGTCTACTTTGTATTCAGAAGAAGAGCGGACAAAAATTGAGTGGGCTATAGGGTCAATCGTATCTGGAGAATCCAAAAAACTGCAAAAATTTATGGTTTTATACGGAGCTGCTGGAACAGGTAAATCCACAGTTCTTAACATTATTCAGCAGCTTTTCGA